CAGCGATAAAGTGCAGGAACTTTTCAATTAACGCTGACCATGTCATCCGTTACCACCCTCTTCTACAGTTTCCTCATTGCCATCACCGTCCTTTGCCTTTCCGCCGATACTGATTTCCATCTTGGTCTTGTCGAGCATCGCAAGCATGCTCTTCTCATACACGCTGTTCTTGGTGTACGCCCATACGTTCAGCATCATGACGACCGTGACCATCACGCCCATGTAAACGGTGTACAGGGCGGCCTGTGGCTGCAGGATCATGACGACACTCAGCCAGGTCATGTACAGAAACCAGAACCAGGCAGTCCACCGGGCAAGGCGTTTGCTGAACTGCGTCCTTGGGTCAATTCTCATCTGTCCCATATCATTCGCCCTGTGTCATCAGTTCGTTGATCATTGCGATGATTTCAAGCCTGCGGGCAATGCTCACAGGGTCGTCGCCTGTAATGGCTTCAAGCTTTCTCTGGAGTTCTTCTATCATTCTTTTCACCCCTTCATAACGGAAAAGTCGCTGGCTGGAGTGTGGCACTCGCAGTCAGCGACTCTCTTGGCTATTCACTTACAATTTATTATATATGGAAACGGTTTGCAATTGCAAGTGGGTTGGAAAAGTTTGTCCGGAATTTGATCATAATTTGACCATTATTGATTAACTGCAACGTTGGAAATATTGCGACTAATATAAACAAACCTCACATATGATTCATAGCTGGAACTTCCATTTGCTATCGTGATTTTTCCACCTGATATTGGCGTTATGGTTATATTTGATCCTGACACAATTGTTTTTACAACAGGTGTACCGCTTGTAGAACCTATCGCATAATGAAGTGAAAGCATTGCGTCCGATGTTCCGTACCATGTTGCTATCAAACATAAAGCATTTGCAGGAATTGTAAATGTTTTAGATGTTTGTTTTGCAATCGATATAATTTCATTTTCGGCAATTACCTGTGTCCATCCTAACCACGCGCTATCATAATACGTATTTATCCACGTTGTACCTGATTGTGAATGAATCACAGTTAGTGTTCTATTCGCATCCGTACCCAAACATGAATAATTCACAGTCAAACTGTTCCCGGGGGAAGGGGAAATCGAACTGCCAATACTGATTCTGCCTTGAGAGTTAAGTGGTATGTTTGAAAGATTTGTTATTGATGTTGATGTGTCAATGTGTGCAATTTTGCCAGAAACTGCATCAAACGCATCCTGACTTGGTCCCGGTACCGGAAAAATTTGACTTGCCATTTTTGTTCTCCTTTCAGATTTCAATTAAAGTTACGCACTGTCGAAGTGCCTTGAGTTAGTCGGTTATATTTCGTCAATCTGACCATATTATGCTGTCACATTTCCTTCAAAAACTATTGCATAGCAGTCAGGTGATGTTGTTCCAGAATTTGTAATCGTTATTGTGCTACCGCTTGCAGATGCAGACACAGAAGATTCTGAAGCGATTTCAAAAACCGTAGCACCTGCTGAACTTGTGCCATTTATAATCCATAGTCCTTTTGATCCACCTGACCCAATAGTAATAACAACAGCCCTTGTATTTGCTGATACAGTAATGGTTTTACTTGAAGATCCGCTTATTGCTCCAAAGCGTTTATACTTTGTAAATCCGCCAGTCCATACCCACCCATTTGAACCACGATAACCTGTAATATTATTCTCTGCACCATTGTTACATCTTAACTCAGCAAAACCATAAACAGCAGTAGCACCTTTAACAAGATTGCATGATAATCGTCTGTTCGAAATAAAATTTCCATTTGATGATCCATTATAATACAATTGTAAAACTCTTACTTCATAATTTGACATTTCAGACAATTTACTATCCAGTGCAGTTTCTATAGCCGATACCGATGAAAGAGTACCAAGGTCTATCCCACCGTTTAGATTCGTAATTTGGTCACTTAGTGCGGTGATTCCCAAAGCAGACTTAGCACCCGCTAACGAACTCTGACCTGTGCCGCCGTTTGCAATCTGAACAACTGTATCCTCGATCAGCGTCGGTACTTTCCCGTCGTCGTTGTCCCATACGTATGCAGTACCTGTAATTGTTCCGGTCGGTTTCGTTGTGGTCGTCAGTGTCAGTCCGCCACCACCGCTCTTCTTTGCCACGTTGATGTGTGCCTTGGCATAGCTGGCAAGGCTACTGTCAAACATCACGATTTCCTTTGACGTGGTCGTCACGTATGCAGTAGTGAAGTTTGCCGTGTATGGGCCGCTACCTGTCCAGTCGGCGACTGCCACGGCGATCGGCACATCACGCATTGTGCCGTTGTTGATGCCAAGGTTCTCTCGAACCTGTTCCTTCTGTGCGGTCGTCAGTGTCTGCTGGCTGATGGTCAGCACGTCACGCTCCAATTTATTTTTGAGGTTTGCTCCGTAGATGGTCTCTGCGTACACTTCCACGTCTGTACCGGAGAACCACTCCAGTCCGTGGTCGCTTGCGGTATATGCACCGTCCACGTCCACGGTGTACGTTACGGGCGTTTCACGCTCGATATAGATATAGTTCTCATCATACTCGTACTGCCGTCCGCTCGCCTTGGCGTTCGCAAGGTTCGTGGCGTTGTACGCCTGCCGTACGACGCGGCTCGTGGCGATGCCGATGTTCAGGTTGATCTCGTCCTGCACTGTGCCGACAGCCATCAGTCCGTACGGGAAGTTCTCCGCCATGAACGTCGAGAAGTCCACCTCGTGCTCAACATACGCTTCGAACGTCCCGCCGTTCGCCGTTGTTCCCCAGTCGCTCCAGGTCATCCAGATCTGAGTGTCCGTTGCGTTTCCGCCTGTCACGAACACCCACCCGTCGCTCGGTACGGCAAAGTATCCGCTCACCGGCGTGATGGTTGACCGGCTCCCGGTCAGTGACGTGGCAAACTCCAGTGCCGTGTATGTCCCGCTGATTTTGAACCCGTATCCCTGCTCACTGCTGTACTTCAGTGTCCTCGCCCGGGTGTTGGCGTGGTCGTACAGGTTCCATCCGGTGCTCACGAATGTCGCAGGTGTGCTCTGCGTGATCGTGCCGCGCACTTCCTTCACGTAGACCACCGTAATCACGTCGCCTGCGATCGGCGTCCCTGTGACCGTGATGCCGTAGTTCGCCGGGTCTGCGCTCCAGGATGTCGAGTAGGTCAGCGTGGTCGTCCCGCTGCTCTGCACATAGCTGACAAACGTCGCCTCGTCGATGGTTGCGCTGATGCTCTCAGGTGTCGGGCGTTCAGCGGCGTTCACGGTCACCACGGCGTCGTTCTCGCCGTCCCAGACCATCGTGATGCTGTCACCGGAGATGGGTGTATTGCTGACGGTCAGGCCGTAGCTGGTCGGACTGGTGTCCCATGAAGAACCGTCGTAGGTAACGGTGTATGTTCCTGCCTCGCCGACATACGCCTCGAAGGTCTCCTCGTCCAGTGTTGCCGTGATGGCTGGATCTGCCGTCCGCTCCATCGGCGTGACGGTCATGGTAATGCTCTGTGCAACATAACCTGTGTGAGTGTACTTGCCCTTCATCACGTTCAGCCATGCGTCGCCGTCATTGATGGATGCTTCACCGCCGCTCGTGCGGATGATGTATTCCTCGTTGCTCTTCTGTCCGGAACTTGTTTCCAGGTTTTCTGCGTACGGGATCATCCGGACCGTGAACTCGCCGTTGCTGTCCACGTCCTGCCCGTTGAACTTTTTCCCCCGCTTCCAGATTTCCTCGTCCAGCGTGTCAAGGTTGGAGTCTTCCTTGGTGTAATCCGGCTTGCTGTCCGGATCCTGCTTGATTAACCCCAGGTGAGTCGTCGTTGTGTCTGCCATTGTTTCTGTCCCCCTTTATGCCGTTCTCCGCCAGTAGTGTAATGTTCCTGTTCCCGTGCCTTCCTCATAGCTGTGGTCGCCAGTCTTCTGCTGCCCGATCGTCGCCACGACCTTGACTTCCTGCCATGTCCCGCCGAAGTCCGGTGCCGTGCTGCTCGTGCTCGTGTAGATCGAGCCGACCGGAAAATAGGTATTCAGCACATCCAATGTCCCCACCGCCTTTTCTCCTGTTGCCAGGTAAAAATACTTTCCTGCCGCCACGTCGCTCGCCGTTGCCGTGGCGTCGCTGATATCGATCAGGGATGTGCCGTCAGCAAGGACAACCTTGTTTACGTACTGGTTTGCCATCCTCCATCACCGCCTTAATCGGCGTCCGGGTCTTCCGCTCCCACGGTAACCGTAACGCCTCCTGCGGCATTGTCCGTCCGCGTGACCGTGATTTCGGCGACCGTCACCTCGCTGAAGTAATCCTTGCTGATCCCGCTCGGCAGGTATGTCTTGCTCGTCAAATACGGCGTCGCTGACAGCGTCCCCGCCGTGATGCTCGCCCCGCTGTAGCTGCCCGTCACGCCCAGGATGACAACGCCGCTCTTGATGTTTGAAGCGATGATCTTTGCCTGCTCCGTGCTGTCAATGCTGACGCTTCCGAGTCCGCTGTGCTGGCCTGCCGGAATCGTGTATGTCCCCGCAACCGTGCTGATGCTCCCGGTTGTCGTCCCGACGACAGGCATCGATCCCTCGATCTTGTTCTTGTTCACGTACGCCGTCTTTCCGTAGGCAATGTCCGCCGCCGTTGCGTCTGCGTCCGTGGTGTCACTGTCGTATGTGCATGTGCCCTGCACCCGCTGCCCTGTGGCAAGGTGAAAGTACTTCCCGCTTGCGACGTCACTCTGTACTGCTGTATCAGTTGAAACGTCCAGCAGGATCGTACCGTCCGCAAGGCCGACCTGGTTGACATATTCGTTCGCCATGTTTCTTCACTCCTTATCCGATCACGATGGTCCTTCCGCCCTGCGGGTTTGCCGAGTCTGTGATTCTGATGCTGTCCACCAGCACGTCCTCCGCCATGCTCTTGCCGGTGGTTTCCAGCCTCTGCTGCCAGTAGAATGTCGGCGTCACATGGTACGGGCCTTCGTACGGCGGATAATAGCTTCCGCCTTTCTCCACGCCAAAGGTGATGTTCCGCCATGTCCGGTCAATCTCCATGGAAACGTTCTTCGTTTCCGCACTGACGGTCAGCTGGATGTCAGGCAGTTCATTTGGCATCTCCGATCACCTCCAGCACTTTGAAGGAAGCGGGAAGCATGGGCGTAAAGATAGTCCCGTCCATGAATCTGATCCGGGCGTCCCACCAGTACTGTCCGAACGGCAGGTCTGTATCGTCCGACGTCAGCGTGACCGTGACCGTGTCGTTCGATACCGTGTACCGCTTCTCCCAGATCATGTCCTCGCTGTTCTTGGTCTTCTTCAGGCTGACAAAGACCGTGGATCCGTCCTCCGGCTTATCGTCCCCCGTGAACGTGATCGTGAACTGCCCCGTGTCGCCCCGGGTAATCCCGACGTTCTTTCCTGTGATGTCAAGCACGTTTCTCGCCTCCTTTCGCCCGTGTGATGCTTACTCTGTCCGCAGCCAGAAGTGTACGCTTCCGCCTGTGTCGCCGGATTCCATGTTCTCGTACCCGCGCTTGCCTGTCTTCAGCTGTGACCAGGTTGCCGTGATCAGGATCTCGGTCCACGTCCCGGCAAACGTCGGTGCGCTGTTGCTCGTCGTCATGTAGATGCTCCCGACCGGATACGCCACGCTGATGGCACTGGAGATTTCCGCCGCCAGGTCCGCCAGTGCGTCCCCGACTTCCTTGGCGTCCGCCGCCATGTCCGGAATGGACAGGGTCTTGTCCGTCGGGTACTGCGTCATGCCGGATACTTCCATGCTCATCGTGATCACAGGGACTCCGCCCGTTTCCTCTATGCTGTTCTGTACGTTCTGCTCAGTGCTCTCATTGCTCGGCATTCTCTGTCACCTCCTGTGTCAAATATCGCCGACGACTGTCAGCAGGTTCATGTTCATGGGCGTGTTCGGCGTGATGACCTGGTCGCCGTCCACCGGGATGCGGTAGTCCGCAAAGTTCCAGTGCTCCGGCGTCCAGCCCTCGCTGGTGGAGATTGCCTGGTTGGCGACGTAGTACGTCCCTCCGTGCATGCACTTGGTGTCCTTGGCTATGGGGAACGTCAGGTCGCTGTAGTCTGTCCACGTTCCTCCCGGAGGGTCGTCCTCGTAGTACGGGTTGATCACGTACCGAGCGTCCCAACTGTATCCTCCGGGTGCGATCTTGTCCGTGTCTGCGTTCATGAACACGACCGTAAACTCGTTGTTGATCATCGGGTAGGCTTTCTGCTTAACCACCTGCCCGCTGCCGTTCTTGATGGAGAACACAGCCCTGTCCCGCTCACCGAATGTGTATGCCGCTCCGGTGTCCCGCCGTGTCACGTCCGCCTGAAACTTGATCGCGCCCGTGTCGCCGCGGGATATCGTGATCTCTGTTCCTGTCACACTGAACATCTGTTTTTCACTCCCTTTTCGGCGGTAAAAAGCACCGCATGATAAGTTCCTTTGAAACTCACCATGCGGTGCCTTTTGTCGTATTCGGTTCGGGTTTATTGTACAGGAAACATCTTTGTTTTACAAGGGGATTAATCCTTCTTGTACAGGTAATATGTTCCGCCGTCGCCGCCGAACGGTGTCTGCCATCCTGTACCAATCGAGAACGTATAGTGGTATCCGTCGCTGGACGCCGTCCTGGACTTGGAGAACGTGTACCTCGTGTAGCTGTCACCACCTCCGGCAGCGTTCGCAATGGCTGTCGGTCCGCCTTCCAAATAGTCGCGCAGTGTTGCAAGCACGTTTCCGTTTTCGTCCCTCACCTGGCACTTGACGACCATGCCCCATGTGCTGCCGCTTCTGTAGTATGCCTGGTTTCCGGATCCGCTTGTGTTCTTGTGACCGTCGTCATCTTCCTCGCCGTACGGTGTCGTGCAGTATACGCTGTGAAGATCGGGGCCTGTAAGCGGTATTGAACACCCTGTCGCTATCATGTTTCCGCTCACAGGGTCTTCATATCCGACGCTTAGTGTTCCTGTCATTCCGCTCCATGTTTCGCTTTTCTTTCCGAGCGTAGTCGATATCGGCGGCACGACACCTCCGGACGCCGCTGCTGTGGCACTTACCGTGTATACGCCGCCACTCCAAGTGCCTTTGATAGTAGCGGCTTTGCTAAAAGTTGTTTCTGTCCCGTCTATTGCTGTCAGTGTAAGCGTGTTTCCGCTAACGCTTGCTTTCTTGATGATTTTTGCAAAAATTTCAGGAGATATAGTGTTGGCATCATTTCCGCTTCTCATTGTAAGTGATGAAAGCATTATGTCTCCGTTTATTCGTGTTGGCTCTTTAATATACACTCTTTGGTCAGAGATAGTCATCACATCGTTGATTGTTGTCGTGCCACTAATACTTACCCTGTCCGCACTAATAAGTGCTTCGCTTCCACCATCTTCATTGATTCGTGCAATGATTTCCGCTTTGCTTGTTCTGCTTCTTGCATATAAAGCAGCAGAACTGCTCGTCAGGTTCAGGCCTGCCTTCATCTGGTTGTACCTGTTTTCCACGTACAATGCTGCACTGCTGCTCGTCAGACCCAATCCTGACTTCATTTGGTTGTACTTATTGTCCACATACAGCGCAGCACTGCTGCTCGTCAGGTTCAGCCCTGACTTCATCTGGTTGTACTTATTGTCAACATACAGTGCTGCAGAACTGCTTGTCAGGTTTAACCCCGATTTCATTTGTGTATATTTGTTGTCAACATACAACGCTGCCGAACTGCTCGTGAGATTAAGCCCTGACTTTATTTGATTATACTTATTGTCAACGTACAGGGAAGCACTACTCGACGTGAGGTCAAGCCCGCTCCGCATCTGATTATACTTGCTTTCAACATACAAAGCCGCTGAACTGCTCGTCATGTCCAGTCCGCTCCGCATCTGTGTATACTTGTTTTCTACATACAGCGCGGCACTGCTGCTCGTCAGTGCAAGTCCAGACCTCAGTTGCTTATAATTATCCTGCACATATAATGCGGCACTGCTCGATGTGAGGTTGAGTCCTGCCCGCATCTGGCTGTATTTATTGTCCACATACAAAGCTGCACTGCTGCTCGTCAGGTACAGTCCGGACTTCATTTGATTGTAGTTATCCTGTATATACAGCGACACATGGCTTGTGGACAACTCCAGTCCAGCCTTCATCTGTTTGTACTGATCCTCAACGTACAAGTGCTGATATTGGCTGTTCCGCAGTCCGCCTCCACCGCTTCCGCTGCTGAACTTCCGGCTGCTCATCCTGGCAATCGATTCCCTCTCCTGCCTTCCTGTCGAGGAAATCGACACCTGTGCGCCCTTCTTCCATGTGATTGTGGACGAATGCACAGGGCTTTGGTAGGACTTGTCGTCCCGGGTGACCGTTACAATGTCGCCGGCCTCAACGCTCCAGTCGGCAAACGTGTCCGCCTCCAGCGGGTGATAGGTCGGTGCGTTGTTCAGCCTGCTGTAAATCGGTGCGAGCGACGCACCCGTTACGTCTGCCAATTAACTCACCCCCCTCAGAAGCGGATTGTCCTGGATCAGGTACGCTTCCCCGCCTGATCCGTACGTGTTGTCCCTGCAGTTCTGCGTGTCCCGGTTGTACAGTTTCGTAACTTTCTTCGTCTCGTACCAGTACGGGTTGAACTCGCTGTACGCCGTTGCTTCATAACTCTGGCTCGTCGATTTCAGCCACGCCAGCTGCAGAATGCCGTCCCTGTTGAACCTGGCGTTGCTCCCCGCTGCCTCCGCGATCCACTTGATCACGTCACGCATCGTTGCGTTATCAAAGTCCGCAGGTCTCTTCATTACCAGCGCCGTGCTGTTGATGAACGAACTCGTCTCATACTTCACGCCAACATAGTCGCACAGTTTCTCATACAGCCTGCCGATCGTGCACGGCCACGATATCCCCAGCGCTGAATCGCTCGGCATGTCGTCCTCGAACTTCTGCATCTGGTCGTAGCACGTCATGTCGATCTGGATCTTGTCCGGTGCGTTCGGCCGGTCCGCCGTGAACACACCAAGCGGGACAAACTCATACTCCCGCCTCGTGCCGTTCTCGTTGATCACCAGCATCCGCGTGTTCTTGTTGTAACAGATACCCTTGCCGTCCCAACCTTTCGACTTCTGCTTCATGAATGCGTTCAGCCGGTTTCTGCTGGATATGTTCGACCCGTCCGAGTCCTTGTACACGGCAAACCTTCCGTCATTGCTGAAGCACCATACCTTTCCGTCGTAGATCAGGATGCTTTTTACAGGGAAGCTTGGCTGCGAACTCAGCGCCGACCCGTTCCTTTTGATGAACGGACTCTCGTCCCTGCCTTCGTAGTTCGCTCCCGTGTAGGAGGACTGGATGATGACAGGACTGAACTGCTGGTATGTTCCTTCGCCAATCTGCACGCCGAGCGTTGCCACAAAGTCACCGAAGGCATAATCGTTTAGCAACCTGTCATCATTGAACAGGCTGAAGGAGATCTCGTTGCTCGTCGCCTGCCCGATGGAGATGTCCTCTTCCGTGTTGAAGTAGTCGTTGAACCTGATCCCGTTCGACACGTTGATGTCGTCATCCGTGAAAACGCAGTCATCAAAGATCAGCAGTGCCTTCTGGTCATTGCCGTTTCTGACTGCGTTCGTGAACGCTGAACTGCATGCGTACATACTGTGCTCCTTAATATTCGATAAACTTCAGTTTCAGGTCAAACTGTGCGATTTCTCCGCGTTCGGGGATATAGTAGTGGTTCTTTCCGGAACGGTCGCCGACATAATATTCACCCTTGTACTGCTTGTTCATCACCCGCGGATCCGGAGCGGTCAGCGTGAACCTGTCGTGCTGTACCGCCGCGAGAATCTGCTCCAGCATCTCCCACTCCAGTCCGTTCCACTTGAACTCGTAGTTCACCTTTGTCGCCACGTACGCCCTGTGCAGGTATCCTGTTGCGTCACGCTTGCCGCTCGTGTCCAGGTCGCCTACCTGGTAGTTCCACTCGCTCGGGTCCGGAAGGCTGAAGCTTCCGACCTTGAGTCCCATCTTATAGCTGTACTGTCTCATGCTTCCTCCTTATCCGGTTACCTTATCCCAGGCGGCATTGCTCTGTGCGTTGTTCCTTCCCCATCCGGAACTCGGCACTGCCCTTGCAACAAACTCCTTGTTCAGCAGCCTTGTCAGCAAGTTCTCGATTGTGTTCAGCCTGTTCTCGACACCGCTGTTCGCTGTTGCCACGCCCTGGCTGATGCCGTTCACAATTTGCTGGTTATTGGCGATGACCGGCTGACTGCCCATCCTGCCCATCATCTCAAAGTTTCCGTTCTCGTTTGCCATCACCAGATCGCCGGACTTCACAACTGCGCCTGTCGCCGCAGTCGCCACGGGAATCCTGACGTTCATGTTGCCTGTCAGGCTTTCCCCGTTCGACAGGTCGAACGAGAATCCAAGACCATCTATGTCTTTGATAGACTGTTTCATAAAGTTCGTCATTCCGGAGAAACTTGCCTTAACATGGTCGCAGGATCTGTCAAGTGCAGTCGTGTCAAGTTCAGGCACTTCAGGTTTCTGGTCCGAGTAATACAGATCCTGAAGCACATGCAGTTGTTCCGCAATTTCCTTTGCCTTTGTCAGTCCTTCCTCAAACGTGCTGAAGCCTTCAATTGCATTGATCAGCAGTCCCCTTCCGCCGTTCTCGACCCTGTCGTTCCAGAACAGTTCGTCGATGTTTGCACTCTTTCCGAGTAAGCCCTCAATGTAGCTGTCCAGTGTGTTTTCGTCAAGGACTTCACCGTCCGGCGTTACAAGCGTTGCGTTCAGCACGACGTCCTGATTCCACTGCATGCCTTCGCTTCCGTCCGCACTGGCTGTAAGCGTTTCTGTAATGAGTGTGGATATGCTTCCGTCTAAATTCTGGACAATCGGCCTGTTCAGCATGTCAACGTTTCCGCCGCGGCCAAGGTCTTCCATGATGCCTGCAATCTCGTCCTTGGTCAGGTTCATGAACTTTGATCTCAGTTGCAATTCACTTGCGCTGATGTCAGGATTCAGCAACCTGATATATGCCTGCTTTATCCTGTCCCTGTATTCGTCACTGTTGAAATTGGCAAGGATCGGGTCGAGCACGTCATCATCAAAGAAATCCGCATAAGTCATGATTCCGTTTTCAACTGCGCGCTTTGCATAACCATAATTTTTACCGAGTGTCTGTTCAAGAATCGAGTCAAGAATTCTGTTGACCTGTGTATCAATCTCCGCATCCTCTTCCTCATTGCGAAGAGCAATACCAAGGGAGTTGACCATTGTGGAGATCATGCTTCCGCTGTTCATGTTGATATCTGCTGTGTTAACATGGAAGATTCTGCTGAAATAATCGCTGATCATTTCTCTTCCAGGTGCGGCTGCTTTATTTACTCCGTCCTCAATGGCCTGATTGATATTTTCTCCCATCCTGTTGTAGTCTTCAAGGGCACTCTTTAACGGTTCTTCGTTCGGATTTGCCCCCATGGCAATCAGTCCGGCAACAAGTTGCCCTTGGCTTGTGTACTGTTGTGTGACAAGTTGCTTTTCCTTTTCTCTCAGTTTGTCAAGATATGAAATATACGCCGTGAACACTCTGTCCATTGAATTTTCGTCAAGGTCTTCAAGGTTGCCGATTTCAAAATTGAGGTCAGCAAATGCTTCAGACGTAATCTGTGCACCTGTGATAGCGTTCGTGACTTCGGTTACCTGATCCATTAATGCCGCAAGGACTTCCGGCGTGCTCTGAACGATGGCACGTCCTTCTTCTGTTGTCAGCAGTTTTCCGATTTCTTCGCCCTTGGATTTAAAGAAGTTGTTTACAGTGTCCCATCCGGTTGTATAGTTTGTGTACCATCCGCTTATATCTTCCGTCGTGTCGCCAACCAGCGTCGGAGTGAACTGCAATGTGAGTTTTCCCAATGCTTTTGCGTCATCTATGTATTTTGATACAGACCCGATAAGGCCTCCAGACCCGTCCATGGCATCGCCAAGGATTTCTTTCCCAAGCTGCGTATAATCCTCGTCTTTCGCAAGTCCGAGTTTTATGACTTCCATGGTTCCAAGCGCTGTTGTTATTTTTGACTCAACGTCGCTTTTGCTGTTTTTTAACGCTGTCAGGCTTGAATCCATGATTTCAATTGCAGCCTTTATGTTGACCGTGAACATCTTTGTGTCAACAAATTCCTGGACCTGCTCATCTGTAAGATGAATCGTCCCCCATGTGACGTTGTCCTTGTTCATCTCCGCAACAACTGCGAGTGTTACGACGATTCCTGCGCCAATTACCAGTGCAGCAGCAGCGCCTATGGCAAGTGCCGCGCCGACTGTCGCGCCTCCAAGCATGGCAAATACTGTCACGCCAAGTCCCGCGGCAATCGCAGCTGCCACAGAATCTTTAATCGCTTCCGTTGTTATTTCTCCTGTGTTCGCTGCTTCTGCAACCGCCTTAACACCAAACGAAACAGCAATGCCAATCAAAGCGGCGCCGGCGGCAAACTTGATGGAAGATACCAGCGGAAGTCCGGCAGCGCTTCCGAACAGTGCAAAGCCTGCTCCGAGTTTCAGTGCACTTTTGATCGTCATGATGATTCCTTCTTCAGACAGTGCACTGACATCTGGTTTGTTTGCAAGTGCAATGATATCTGCGACAGCACTGACGACAAGCGTTACGCCGGCTGCTACTTTTCCAGCGCCTGCGCCCATTACCTTTCCGACAACCTTTGAGGCAAGGAATGCTCCGAGTGCCGTAGTAAGCACGTCCGTAAGAACGTATCCTATATCCCCTGTTTCAAGGTATTTGTTGTCAAGCATTGTTGTCACGTCAAACACAAGTGCGATAATAGCACCCGCAGCAACAAGGGCACCAAGATCAGCAATCGCTCCCGTAAAAGCACTGCTGACTTTCCACCCAAGGAGTGCAACGCCGATTTTCTTTATGATGGACCAAATCTTGTCAGTGTTGTCCCGGATAAAGTCAACGAGATCGCGGATTGTTTCGTTGTATTCGCCGACCTCTTCAAACATGCTGGCGTAGTCTGTCTGCGGTTTATTACTCCCGCCTCCGCCGCCGCCGCCGTTCTCGCTTTGGATGATGTTGAGTTCGTCCCAGTCTGCCAGCAGATCCTTTGCTGCTTTGCTTGCAGCCTTTGCACTCTTTGTGTTGTCCTTGTATGCATCTGTTTCTGTCATCACGGCTTTTGTCCATGTGCTCTGCCCGTTCAGCAGTGCAAAGAACTGGTTGATATAGTTAATGCCCTCAATCAGCCAGCTGATGACTGTCTGTAATGCCGGGATGAGTGCTGACAGAAGAGGTGATACTGCAGCGCCTATGCTGTTTTTAAATTGAAGCAATGACGATGCAGCGCTGTCCATAGCCGGAGCAAAGTCAGTACCGACTGACTTTGAATACCAGTACATATTCTCCAGCCCTTCGCTGACACCGGCAGATATCTGTTTGACGATATATCTGAGTGCACGCATCTTCGCCACGCTTTGGAATCTTTTAAGAAGGCCGGAAATTGTCGGGAACATTTTTTCCAGTGCACCTTTCAGTCCTCCGACGTCATGTACAGATTGAACAAGAGATGATCCGAATTCCTTTGCCGCGTCTTTCGCCTCGTTCAGGAATTCCTTGAAAGTCATTGTTGTTTCTGACGACTCCTGTACTTCCTGACCGTACTGAACAAGAGATCCGGATGCTTCGTCAGCAGAATCTGACAGCGAACCCATAGCACCTTCCAGCGGATTTTCTCCGTCAGCGGCACTCATCCATTCTTCTTCAAATCTTTGCCTCGCCTGTTCGATTTCATCTACGGCATCATTAAATCCGCCGGCTGCACCTTGTGCTGCATCTTTTTCTTCTTCAAGTTCGTCCAACCAGTTCCCGTCTTCAAGGTCTGAACTGTCAAGTGCATCCTCAATTCTTTCTACGCCGTCCTCAATACCTGTCGCAAGGTCTTCAAACCAATATGGATCTTCTATCTCATTTTGTTCAAAAGTATCCGACATGTTTTGTACTGTTGCGGTAAAGTCATCGAAGTCATCGCTCACGCCGTCAACGGTTGACGACATATTGGACATTGCGTCATCAAACTGAGTTGAACTGTCGGTCATTCTATCAACTGTTGAAGGTATGTTTTCAAAATCATCAAATGCGCTTCCGCCCATCCAGGATTCCGTCATGCTCCCTGACGTGGACGTCATATCCTCCATCGCTTTTCTCGCACCGGGAATCTTTGACCGGATACCTTCGATAAAGCCTTCGCCGACAAACTCACCAATCTGTCTGAATACTTTCGAAGGAGACGCAATGCCGAGTTCGCTTTTTATTGCTTCCAGTGCTGCGACTGCCAAATCTATTGCAGCTCCCACAACGCCAGCGCGTCCTTGCTCCATACCTATTTCAAGACCTTCAGCCGAGTCCATGCCCGCATTGGCGTAGTCAGTGCCTGTATTGTTTCCAATGCTTGCCATGTCCTGCTGAGACACGCCGAACGTCTGTGCCATCATGTCCTTCGTTCCGAAGGTATCGCTTGCGTTTTTCACAGCGGAAGCGTATTCATTTATTGCTTTTGCCACATCACTTATGACACCTGCCGCATTGTTCGATGACAGGTTTGATGCTGCCGTTGCAATGGAATTAATACTATCAGTTGCCTTGTTTGATCCTTCTTCTCCCCATTTTCCGGCAACAGCAAGACGCAACTGGTTCAGCTGAGAACCTATGTTTCCAATATTAAATCCTGAAACAGCATTTTTAAGACTCTCAAAATCTGCAGCTTTCAGGCTGAACGACTTGACTTTGCTCAGTGCGGACATTGATTTCCCGAAGTCGTTCAGTATTTTTATCGCAGGAATTGCCCCTTTGATTTCATTGGAAAAATCCGTTATATCTTTCACCAGCGGAGAAAGTCCAATGCCTCCATCTCCACCCAACGCTTGCTTTACACTCAAAAGCGCGCCGGCAAGTTTGGATAGTCCCTTACCTGCTTCGCTCGAATTATCTCTTATTTCAAGATTCAATACTCCTACTTCAGGCATAGACTTTTCCTCCTCGCCGACGCGCCCCTTATTCTTACTGCCCAGCAGAACCTGACTTTGGCTTGCTCTCTATCGTCTTGTTCTTCTGCATGACGACTGACTGGAACATTGCCATGGCCAGTTTCATCTGGTCTTCTTCCCTCTTCCGGCGATCCTCTTCCTTCCTGTCTGCCTCGAACTTTTCGAATAACGGCTTGTCCGGATAATCCGGCAGCCTTGTGGATGACTTTACGTTCAGCCCGCTGACCAGGAGCGGTACACACTGCAGCACGCATATCATGTACTGCCCCATGTACCAGTTGTTCCTGTCGGCAAGTTTCTGCTCGTTCTCCATCCGCATCTGATAGGACTTCCTGTACGCACGTTTCAATCCGTACTCGCCGTCCCAGTACTGTTCCGGCGTCATTCCCATCAGCAGATAGTGAGGAAACATTTCGTCGAATATATCACCATACGGATAGGGACTCGTCTGCTTCGGCTGCTCTTCCTCCGTCAGACGGTCTCCCACGTAGGGTTCTCGTTCTCTTCGTCGCCTTCCGGTTCTGCCATCAGTTCCTCCAGCGGCTTCATGTACAGCTTGGTCAGGATGCCAAGCAACTCATCCTTTTTCGTCTGCTGTGCCCAGATGCTCATGATCTTCTCAGGAACCATGCCCTTGTGGTGCATCTGGAACGACCCGACGAACAGGTCTTCGATCATCGTGCGCGGATAGTCTGTGTCAATCTTGAACCCGCGCCTCTCCATGTTTTTGACTACCCTGGCGTTGAACTCCAGCGTGTACTTGTTTCCTTCCTTATCGGAAATGATTACCTTGGTGAAATCCTTTTCAGTCGCAGCCATTGGCTTGCCTTCCTTTCTCACCGAATCAATCGGCACAGTCTTTTTTCTCGGCATATCAATGCCTCCTTATATATCTGAACCGGGGAGAAGGGAGAGGAAACGCGCTCCCTCCCCCTCTTCCCGTGGTTCATCAGGTGGTGCTGAACGTAATAACCGTAGCGGGCGTGCAGTTGATGGTCATTCCGACCGCTTCGTTCACGCCGCCACCGGAGATACCCGCAGAGATGTCGCCGGTCCAGCTGAACTTGCCGTAGTGGCCGTCCGGAATTTCGCTGCCCTGGTTTCCGGAAGCACCGAACCACACAGCATAGTCGTACTGATGATTCTCCAGTGCGGTGATCGCCGCGTAGTTGGCCGGCGTATAGTTTGCGCCGAACTGGAACTCAGAAGTATCACCGATACCGTTGATGTAGGTTCTCATATAATCGGACAGACTCGTGATGTCGATTCTCTCCTTGGGCGGGACCAAATCCGGGAAACTGGTAATGTCGATCAGTTTCGCATAATCCCCCGCAGTGGTCGTCCTGTACATCAGGTAGGTTTGATAGGTAGAAATACCCTTAACAGCTGCCATATTCTTGGTCTCCTTTCGTGAGTTTCTAAGAAAAACGCATGAATGCGTGGTCATAAACCAAACTCGCAGTCATGCGTCTTTTATGTAATTCAGTTGCCGTTATCCGTTGCGGTAGATATTTCCTTCACGGTCTATCACCGCTTCGTACCTGGCAGTGTATCTGAACACATTGGTGTTGTCGAAGTTGTCCAGATAATCTCCGTTGATCCTTGAGAACCCCATTGAGATCATTTTCTCGTCAGCGGTTTTGAACAGGTCCCTGCAAGCAGGCTTGCTCATTGCGTAACAGTCAAGTTGGTACATAACCCTTGAGAAGTTCTCAATCGGGGTTGAACTCTGCCTTTCCCTTACCGTTGTGTTGGAAAGTTCGTACAGCGATGAAGCCGGGAATGCTGTCGGTGACGGAACGTAGATGTTTGACACTTTGCCTTTTGCGCACTTCGTATGAACGGCTTCATAGAATTCGTTGAAGATGTTCACTTCATAATCTATCATCCGTTCTCACTCCCTTACGCAATGTACTCCGTGATAATCCTGCACCCGTCTTTTTCTGCTTCGTCAGACAATTTCATAAGCGTATCCCACATGAACGGCTTTGGTGGCTGTCCTTCCGAAGTATAGAACTTTCCGGTTTTGCGGTCCTTGTAGACCCATCCACGGAATTCCCTTCCGCCGCTCGTTGTCCTCATGCCGTACATCTTAGCCGGCCGATACTGGTACTTGCCTGACGGGTGTTTGCTCGTCCGACCGGATGAGGATGCTACCGCACCCGGGTTTTTCTTGGCAAAGGCGTTCTTCATTCGCTTCCCGTTTGAGAAGTAATAGTTTCCCGTTCCGAATCCGAACTCCACAAACACAGCGTAGCTGATGTCCCCGTATGCTCCGTCACCGCCGTCATAACCGATGTCACCGGGCGTACCTGCGACAATATATCCGCTTCCTACCTGCCCGTCAGCCTTTTCAACATGGATGCTTCTCCGCAGTGCACCTGACTGTGTCTTCACATAGGACGTTAAAAGCACCTTGGCAATCATCACGCCTCTGTTAAGGAGATAATCCACAAGGAAGTCCATTGCGTCCCGAAGCTGCCACTGAAGGGAGTTTACTTCCCGAAGTGCGTTTTCAACGGATTCTGGGTCAAGTGTCATGGATATATCTTTCAGTACAAATTCGCCCATTACGTTTCACCGTCCGGTTCTTCATACTGGTCGCCGTTGTCCTTTATCCGTTGCTCAAGTGCAACAAGCAGTGAGTTAAGGCTTGGGCGTACAGCCCTGATGTCGTACTCGTTCCCCTTCCACACAATATAGCCTGTTTCTTTGATGTCCAGTTTGGGATCATCCATGACAAGCGTATGCGAGTATCGGATTTCGATTCCGTCAAAAGCCTGTATCACGCTCCCGCTCGGCGATGAGATGTTTCCCATGTACGTTACCGGATCGTTATATACGGGTTTCCATATTCCTGTATGCAGACCGTCATCGTTCAGGTCGCTGTCCAGTCCGGTATACCCGTAGTACTCAAACTCCGTCATGTTCCTTCTCAGACATTTCATGTGCCCACCGCCTTACCGGATTGCCTGACAGAATGGCACGATCTCAGCCAACATTGGATCCGGAACATCCGATGCACCGTAATTGCGGTGAATCCCGTTTTCAATGTGCTGGATTTCGCCTTCCGCCCCAATCTTGCTGATCATGTAATTGGCAACCTTCAGTTGGATAGCCACATACCTGTCCGGTACTTCCAGTCCTTCGTAGGACTCCTTGTACGGATACATGCGGTTGAGTATCTTCTGTCCGGCAAGTTCGAGGTAGACCTCCAGGATGCCCTGGTCAGTATTATCTCCGGGCATCATACGCCGGAGCATATCGACTTTTTTCTCCATGGTCATCCTGTGTCATCTCCTTACTTTGCTGTCGTTCTGCGCCTGGTGGACGTCTTCGGCTTTTCAGCTTTCGGTTCTTCCTTCGCAGGTTCTTTCACGGGTTCGGGTTCTTTCTTCGGTACAGCCGGTGCGTCGAGTACTTCAACGGCATCTCCGAAGTCTTCTTCGGTGTTGAATACCTCTCCGCCAATGTGCCATCCGTCAGAACCCTTCACATTCCATTTGGCTTTCACCAGCATGGTTGTTTCCCCTTTCTGTGGGTCTTGCGGCGGCAGGACTGACTGCCCCGCCGCCGGTATAATTATCAGAACACCTTCAGCAGTGCGACCTGATCCATCCGCTCATAGCTGGGCAGGACGATTTCTGACACATAGGTATTCACGTTCACGGGATGAGCGTTCAGCACCTGTGCGACCGCCACGCCGGAATCCACGATGCTCACTTCGGCAATGCTCTTGCCCTGGAGATCCGCTTCTTCCGGAGTCGTGCCGAGGTAGGTGTCGCCGATAGCGCCGTCAGGCAGCAGGGCAACATAACCGTCCGGGCAGAACTTGTGGGTCTGCTTGCTCTCATCCTGATACTTCTTGTTGTAGATCACGATGCCGTCCAGCTCAAGGCTGTCCTTCAGCACGTTCACGATGTCACCGTCACCGGCAACGCCGACCGCAACACCGATATTGGTGATGAACTTGTTCAGGATCTTCTTGTTATTACGCAGAGTCCTGAAGGTCACGTTGTTCATCGCGATCATCCGTGTGATGCCGCCCTTGTCAGCGACGGCGTCCTTGCCGGTCTGGATGTCCGCCAGGGGGTCGGAATGATCCGGATCCGTCCACTTCAGCTGGCTGTTGTTCTCGCCAATCTCGAAGTAGTTGGTGGACTTCCATGTTCCGTTGGCGTCGTAGTTGTAGGTATAGTCAACGCCGTTGGCTTTGATGGTGATGCCCACATTGCCGTTCTCGGCGAACAGCAGCTGCATCCGCTCACGCTCCGCAACAACGCGTGCGCCTTCGATCAGCTGGGAAGCATCGTCGAACACTGTGGCGATAATCTCACGGACGTAGGGATCGTTCGTGTCGATGGCACGCAGGATATTCTGGCGGTCTTTCTCCTTAATCTTGAAGCCTTCACGGAAGAAAGGCATTTCAGTTTCCACCTTGGAAACGCCGATCCGGTCACGATAGGTGGCCTGGGCGTCAAAGGCGGAAGGCATCAGGGAAATCGGAAGGCCCTTGTTGCCCTTAATCCAGCTCAGATCGAGGCCTGCCTTCTGCTTGCGGGGAAACAGTGCTTCACCCAGGTAGGGGTCGGCAGCCGTCTGCGCTTCAGTCCAGTTCATGCTGATCGCCGCAGGGGAGACCAGTTTCAGAAAAGCATTGAAATCCATAATGGTTTTCTCCTTTCGTTGATTTTAAAGTATTCTTCAGTCGGGCCACTGCACATGCCGGAGCATGTGTCCGCAGCCGACCCTCACATCCGCATGGATTGGTATTCCGGCAATAATGCACTGTGTGCAGAAGTACAGGTCTTCACTGAGCATTCCACGGTTCTTCTCACCGTAATTGACCCAGTCGTACCATGGGTACGTGAGCCGTTTGAAGACGTCCGTGCGGATCAGCGCGCATCCCATACCGCCGCCGTGGATCCGTATCTTGGTTTCCCCGGCATCCGCCATTCCGTGCATCTCTGTCGCCGTATACTCGCTCTCCAGCGGGTAGTGGTAATACTCCTTGCCGTTCCCGTCCTTCAGCTTGCAGATGCAGGTTCTGCCTCTGTAAACGTTGTCGTCCGGCCTGTGGGCGTAAAACCCAAGGCAGACGTCCCTGGCATCTTCCAGAAGCAGTTTCAGTGCGTCCTTCGGAAGCACCACGTCGTTGTCCACCATCATCACATAGTCGGTCTTCAGATCCATTGCCAGCTGGGCAATCTTGTTTCTGGCCGTCGCTACGTCATAACCGCGGACACTGTCAAACAGTACTTCATGCCCGTCTTTATCCAGATCCCACAAAGATTTGTAGGTGTCCGGATAGATTGTCTCAAAGGTCGGTACGGCAATGAGTATTCTCATCCGTTATCCTCCGGTCAGGTTGTTCCGGTAGCGCCGGTCGCTCCGGTCGCTCCGTTCACACCGATGTTGGTGCGGAAGATAACAGCGGGAAGTGCCTCGTACAGGGCGGACACATACGTCACTGCACTGTGCGCCTGGGCTTTGGTGGCGTCAATAATGCCGGCCACGACGATAGCACCGTTGGGATTCGCGGCGGTATCAACGTCATACAGCAGGATGCCAACAGCACCGGAACCTGTCGTGGAAACACCGGCATCCGTCAGGGGAGTGCCAGCCTTCACCACAGTGCCTTCACCGGGTGTCGCAACCTTGATCGGCACGGACTGGAAGTCCTTGGAAGCCAGGATTTCAATGCTGCCGCCGATGTCAGTCTTCGAAAATTTCATTGAACATTTCTCCTTTCACCGAGTTTTGATATATAAGAACCGTCCTTACCGGACAAGTCCCTTCAGTTGATCACGAACGGACGTAGCAGTCTGCGCTTTCCGCTGCCCCAGTTCCTTCGCCAGGGCAAGTGCCGCCTGCGTTTCCTTGTCTTCGTTACTGCCTCCTGCTCCGGGCCCCGGGATCTTTCCGTACTCAAGCTTCAAAGCCTTTTCCTTTGCGTCCCACGCCTTCTTGATCAGCAGCAGGGCATTATCAACATCCTCGCATCCTGCGAGACATTCTGCGATGTTCCCGGCGGCATCCTCGTCCACGCCGAGTTTCGCCATCACGGACTTGGTGGACTTGGCTCGCGCCACTTCCTTTTCCAGTTCCGCAAGCCGCGCGGCGGCTTTCTCCTGCTCTTCCTTCTTGTTTTCTGCGTCGATCTCTTCCTGCGTCTGCTTGGCCCGCAGTTCCTTACGGTACTTGCCTGCTTCCGAAGTCGCCTTGTCAAGGTCTGACTTCTGCTTTGCCAGGTCAGCCTTCAGCTGCTCGATCTGTGCCAGCAGCGTCTTGGCGTCCTCGCCCTTGTTCCCCTGATCCTCCGGAACACTCCCGCCGATGTTGGTGTCTGTGCCGGCACCGTCGTCGCTTCCCGGATTATCGCCTGCGGGGTCACCGCCGGGTTCTGCAAAAAACTGAAGGTTAAGTTTCATGGGGTTCGTAAGTCCGTTCTCGATTGACATATCCGTTTCTCCTTCGCGTTTTATCGTCTTCTCTGACTCTTTCTTTTGCGTTTGTTATCGCAGTTCTCTCTGCGCTTGCGTGTGTTTAACGTCGTTTCTCTCCGACGTGCGGAACGGGTTTTAAGTCTCCGTCCCGACTATTTCAAACGGCTTTCGCCGTCTAAAACCAATACATCAAATTACGCTTTGTCATGGTCTTCTTCTCCGTTTTCCTTTTCGCTGAATACGGCCTTCCACAAACATCTGCACCCAAGATGCGGTTTCCTTGGGACTTCGTCCAGACGGAACACCTGCCCGTCCAGTGCACTGCACGACCTGCATGTCCTCTCGTCCTTCTGCGTGACCCACTCCACCATCTCTACTCCTGCGTCGTCATACGCCTGTATCAGTGCGTAGTCTGTAAAGTTGATGGCGTACTGCCCAAGTTGCTGACTCCACTGCTTCAGTGCCCTGTCAATGTCCCTATCCCTGTTCTCTGACACCTCCAGCGTTTCCGCCAGCCTGTACGCCTTCCGCTCTGTTTCGCTCTCAAACCTGTACAGCGTTACAAAGTCAGTCTGCGTCAGGATGTCCTCCACCCACTCGTTCGTGATGGCTTTGTCCGCCATCCTGTGGGCCTTTTTCGGTTCTGTACCGCACATGTACAGTCCGAGCAGGTAGACCTCAAAGGCGATGCCGTAGTACCGTTTCTTTGCCTTCTTTGCACTCTCACGGTATACCTGGACGACCGTTTTGATAACGTTGACCTTGCCCCATTTCGACATCTTCAGCCGTCCGAAGGCTTCAACGTTCTCACGGTTCATCGCCCTGATTGCCTTGTCACAGGCCTCGTAGATGTTTACGTCAGTGACGTTCATGCGTTACCCTCCGTATCTCGGAGTGCTCCGCCGACCCCTGTTTGCACAACTCAGTGAGTCGTACACCTGGTTCGCTTCCCTCTTGATAAACCGCTTTCCGCATACCGGGCAGACAGCGTACGACCCTTTTCCGCTGCCTCTGCCTCCTGACGACCCACCTTCGCTTTCTGCCTGTGCCTGAATTCCTTCAGCACTCGTCGGGTCTGTCGTGTCGTCCTGCTTCAGCGGGATATCGCCTTCCTCGCCTGTCACGCCGTTCAGCCTGTCCAGTTCGTCCGCCAACATCTGCTGATAATCGTCATACACAATGGCGTCGCTCTCCGGATCCCTCGACAGGTGGCTGAACTTGAACGCCTGGATGGACGGCATGCCCGCCGTCCGCAGCGTGCTGAACGACTGCGTCTTTACCAGCAGGTCTTCGTAACTCTGCCGCCAGAACCTCGGCTCAAGGTCGGAAATCTTCAGTCCGGTCAGCGTGTTCGTGTCCGCACAGATTTTCAGCACGACCTTCAGGAAGTCAGTTTCAGCCTTCTTCCACATCATCTGTGTCTGCATCGCACGACTCTCTGCATGCCACCAGCCGTTTCGCATGATTACGGCACCGTTGTTGCTGCTGTCGCCTGTGTTCCCGTCGCCCTGGCTCGGCATGCCGACGATCTTCAGCACAATCTGCTCCATGCTGTTCACAAGCGTCTGCGACTGACTCTGGTCCAGCTGCTCGTTCAGGTAGTACAGCTTTTTCCCGCCACTGGCACCGTTCTGTGTCGCCGGAAGCTTGATCGCACCGAGGTCTTTCAGTTCAAGGAAGTCCTCGCGGCTGATGTCCACACCGTCAAATACCATCAGTGCCTGGATAAACTGCTCGATTCCGTCAAGCCTGTTGCTCTGTGTCAGGTTGATGGCGTCCAGCAACGGGAGCACTACCTCGAATGCCCCTATCCTGTCCGGATTGCACGGGTACTCGATCAGGCTTACCTGCCCGAAGTTGTGTCGCACCTCGTCCGTGATCTTCAACCCGCCGTCGCCCGTTGCTCCCGGTACGCCCTCAATCGTGTATGTCACGTTCGGCGTGTAGACCGTGTACTCCACGCTCTTGTCCGGCGGATCTTTGAACACGTACGTCACGCCCATCAGCGGACTTTTCTTTGCGTCGTTCCTGTACACCACAAACGTGTTTTCCACGTCCGGAATGGCAATCTCGAACGGCGCTTCGTCCAGGTAGTCCGCCATCTGCGGACGGTCTTTCAGGTCATGGTACACAAGTCTGTACGCCGCCCCGCAGATGAACATCTTGTGAGCCAGGTCAAGGTCGAGCGTTTGCTTGCCTTCCGAGATCATCATGTCGTTGATCTTTGCGACCTTCTCCGGTATCTCACGGTTATCGTCGTCAACGCCCTTGTTCCCTCGCCTGCTCACGTACTGGATTGGCTCGCCCGCAAACTCGCTGGACTTGAACGCCGAGATCATGTTTGCAAGATTGATGACAATCTTGTTGTTGATCTCAGAGTTATACTGCTTGTAACGCCCCAGAATCGGCTGTATTCCCCTGTTGTAGTTCAGCAGGTATAAAATCTCCAGCCTGTTCTTCCCGTGCACCGCAAGTGCTTTCTGAAGCACAGTGAGCACGTTGTCCCGCGTGATTTCCTTCTCACCGGACAGGATCATGGTGCGGCCGTGCAGTGTTTTTGAGAAATCCGGGTTCGCACTTCCATCTACAACGGTTACGTCGTATGCCTCAAGTCCCATTCCGGATTCCTCCTTTCTGTGTATAAGAAAAGACGCCAAACAACGAGTCGCCTCGCCACCTGGCGTCTTCCACTGCCCTGCCCCGTGTTGTCCTGCACCCGTTTATTGGTCGCAAAGAAAGCAGAACAGTATTCTACAATTCGGATTATATTGTCTTTTTTTCGTTCTGTCAATACCAATACGAATATTATAACCGCTTTTTGTAATATTCGTTCGCTGTTTAAAACGGCCTCGCAAACACGACCGCCTGCCCCGCCGTAAAGTTCTGCACATAGTCCGCAAGCATCGCAAGACTGTCAGGGCCGTCATCGTGCTTCGTCCGCCCGTTCATTGTCCACCCGCATACGTTGTTCATGAACGCCCTGTACTCCTTGTCCTTCACAACGCTCGCATCCTTGAACAGAAAGTGTTCCTTCACAAATGGCGACGACATGATGATCTTTGTTTCCTTGTTCTGCGTCGTGAACTTTGTCGTCAGCCTCGTCCTGCCACCCTGCTTCTTCACCGCCTCCTGCACCGCCTGCGCCACACGCCCGCCTGCACTGTTCGACTCAAACCTTCCCATGTGCACATTGTACTGCAGCAGTTTCTGAACCATCCTCGCTTCCACAATTTCCGGATTCCCGTTGTCAAACACTACATCCTCAATGTAGTAGTCCTGCCCGTACTGGTACGCTATCGGCATCGAGCAGTAGTCACTGCCCTTGTCCTTCGTGTCACACACGCACAGGATTGCGTCCGGCTCACGGTCCGGCAACTCAAAATACCTCCGCAACTCGTCCGGATGGTACAGCAACCCCTCTCTCTCAATCGGCTGGTTCATGTATAACGCCCGCCACTCCGTGTCCGCCATGACCTCCCGTTGCTCATGGTAGAATGCCGTCGAGAATCCGACCCCGTACAAATACTCAAAATTGCTCTCGTCATCCGCATTCAGCGCAGGCACCGCTATGAACTCCGCCCTGTCAGTACCTTCATACTGACGCTCCAGACGCCCGATAACGTCGTTCACGCTCCACCTGGTGGCAATGTGCAGTTCCTTGCAGTGGTCCCCAATCTTCCGTTGCCGTAGGTCTGTGGTGTAAGTTTCCCACAGCTTATCCAGCCGCTCCTTGCTCAGTGCAATCTCCAACCCGCTGATCAGATCGTCACAGTACAGCAGTCGCCCGGCCCTGTACAAGCCTGCATTCCCGCTGCCTATTGACGTAAACTCCAGTGTTTCAAAACGCTTCCTTTTCCCTAAGTCAATCCGGTAATCCTTTGCGTTCGTGCTGCTGACGCCACTCCCCGGAAACACATCATGCCACAGATACTCCCCGTTCTCGTCAAATATCCGCAGGCACTCGTCATACACGCCACGCACAAACGCATTGCTGTGGCTGCCCGTCAGGTTCGGTTCCTCCGGCCACCTCCCCGCTACCCACGTCAGCAGAAAGATCGCCAGCGTTGTCTTACCGACACCAGGTGGCAATGAGATCCCCAACAGGTCCAGTTCGTCATCCATCAGCCGCTGCAAACTCTTCACCACAGGCAACAGTTGCTTCCGCCTCGGCAGATAAAACCGCTTCCGCACATCCCTGTTCTTCTCCAAGTACTGACAGTACGCGTCGAAGTCTACCGGCGCGTCGATCAGCAAACTCTTATAGTACGTGTCGTTCAGTCTCTCCGCACTTGCCCGATCCGTACACTCCCGGATGACACCCGAAATCTTCCGCCGGATCTCCCTGTTCACTGCGTGCCAGTCCTCACCTCGCTGTACACCGTCATACAATACAGCCACTGCGTCCCTGTAAACACTCGGATCGTTCGGCCGCCCAGCAATACTTCGCCGGATCAGTTCAATCTCGTTCATGCTTCTCCTCCAGCAACATATGCGTCAGTTTGCTCTCAGCATCCCCACACGCAAGCGACATCCTGTACAGATGAAAAGCAATCCAGTCCACAGTCGTTTCGTCATGCCCCATTGCCGGATGTGTCCAGTCGTCACCCAATCCGCTGGAAAACATAAACGCATGAACCATTTCATGCCGAAGAACCTTGTTCAGCATCGCTATCGGTCTGTCAAGGTTTGTGTCATTCTCCGGAATCCTGCTTATCACAATCCGCTTGCTCGTCCAGTCCGTAAACCCCATGCATTCCTTCAGCCTTGCGTCATCATTCTCGTCCAGCAGGCATACTGTCCACTCCTGCCCAAGGATATCAATCGTAAACTTCACGTCATCCCCTCCCAAATAAAAAACGGGAACAAGCCTTTCCGGCTCATCCCCGCAATTCTGCGTCTACTCTTATCTCTTCTTGTCCGGGCCACCATCTGCCCAGTAGTCACGCACGTTCGTAAATGCCTTCGTGTTCTTCCTGTCCTCCCCCGCTAGGAAAATCAGTAACAGCAGGATCACCGCTCCAATTGCTGCCGTCCCCCATTGTCCATTGCTCGCTGAACAGAAAATCCACACGAAAGCACATACACCGATGAATATCGTCAGCATTCGCTACCGCCACCTTCCACGCTTAACCGCATGTACTCTTCCTGCGTCGCTATCGCTTCCCTGTCACACGCCTTCAGCAATACATTGTAGATCTCTATCCAGTCAAACAGGTTCAACACGTCATCGTCCAGACAGTCCTTCACCCGCTTCAGTAACTGCTGCTTCTTCTCTTCCGTCAGTCTCAAGGTTTCGTCCATCCACTCACCCCAACATTCCCAATACTTTCTTCAGCTTCGCAATGACATCCGCATACGCAGACGCCTTCGCATCCTTCCACTCCGTGTACTCCTCCATGAACTCCACAGCCGGCTCCTCGCCGTCCTCCGCCAGGAACGAGTACAGACTCTGCTTCGATACAGTGATCTCCGTTGTGTCGTACTCCTGTGCCATCACATATACAACACCACCGTCACCAGTCGCCACCTCCGCCTCGGATACGTACGCCCAGCTTCCCGCACACGCAGGAACCTTCTTCGCTTTGATAGACACAATACCCATTGTCTTTTCCTCCTCTTACAGTATCGCTTCGTGCTGTCCCATGACCCACTCGTCAGTCCCCTTCACCTTGTAATACCCTTCGTAGAACTTCTCGTTGTTCCAGATGCTTTGGACCGTGCTGATCTGGAACGGGCCGCCACGCCTCGTCCGGTAACCATTCGCATTCAGCTTTTCTACCGTCCCGATCTTCGTCCGACCTGCATGCTTCTCTTCCATGATAAGCAACACCACCGGCACTTCGTCAGGATTCACTTCAAGCTTCCCGTCAACCGCACGGTATCCCATCGGGGCCTGTCCGCCTATGTACCCGCCTCTCTTCGCCTTCCGGATCCTCCCAGTCGCACTCCGCACCGGCTCGTGCTCCAGTTCCTTCTTGCAGATGGTATCAACAAGCCTCTCCATTACCTTCCGGTGAATGGCATACCCGGGATACTCACGCCACTCCGCAATAACCAGGCTGCTGTTCCGCATCCCAAGCTTGCATCCGTATGCATAAAACTCAAACACGTCCTCCGTGACGTCATCAGCCGTCGCTGCCACTACCGCATCAATCCGCCTGTGTCCCATCCAGTTCCCGTACGCTACCGCACTGAAGTCGTCCCCTTTGATCCAGTCCACAACACTCAGCCCGTCCTCCAGACAGCACGCCTCCACAGCGCTCCGCTGCCTCGCCTCGTCTGAACCCGTACGAATCCATCCGACCGCTTTCCGCATTCTCCTTCATCTCCTCCTGCGTAAACATGCTATCTTTCGTTACGCTTAATATTATACCACGTTTACGCTTACTTTGCAAATAAATTGTTTTCGGAGTCAAGCTTCCACATCTCTCGCCCGTCCTCGCAGTCTACAACAATAACATCATACCCTAACGCATCCAGTACTCCCTTGAACACCTCCACGCTCATCCGCTTCCTGTTCAGGTTCGCAGACAGATTGTTCTGCGACGTCCCCATCCTGTCCGCTAATACCTTCTGCGTCATCCCACGCTCTCGCATCGCTGCCCTCACCAGTTCGTTCTCGCTCATCCGCTCTAAAATCTCTTCCATGCCCCTTCGCCACTCCTCTCTGTTTGTGCATATATTATACCATGAATCCGTGATAATTACAAACCCCCTTTTTTGTTCCTGGAAAATTTTTTGGATGCTGATCTGGTAGGGACTTTTTTGTTTTTTGGATGGTGGGAGGGGTAACGGGGGCCGAGGGATGCCCGAAAAAATATCCCCATGGGCATATTTTTCCGACGTCGTGACGTCACGACGTCGGATTTTTACCCGATTTTTCAAAAAAATTTTCCGAATAATCCTATATCTTGTGGTCAACCTGGAAGATACCACAATATATAGTGTGTCAACCTGGAATCAACACTTGAAGATATCATTGATACATAGTACAATATTACTGTCGAAAGGCGGGTGACAGACAACGTCAAGTAGACCGTGAGTATTCGACGATACCAATGCAAGCGAACCTTGAAAACGGCACAGAAAACCAGTTACGAACGGACACAGGGAAAACCAAAGCCCGAATAGATACAGAAGTATCTAATAGACTTTGCACACGATGTGAATAAGTAGTGACTGAAGAAATCGTAACGGTGAATCAAGCGACAACAAGCGAAGAGTTTGTGCTTACTTCCTACGTAAGTAGTAGCAAGAAACCAACGATTTATAGCAATTTCAGACGGTGAAAAGAGAACGTGCGTAGTGTAGACGATACACGAAAAAACTAACGGACGAGCATGATACGAAATGTAAGAAGATTGTCGATGCCGTGAAAACGTGACGACGTACTAACGGAATATAGTAACAAAGTAGTAAAAAAGGCTTTAGGCGAACGGATACACGTTATCACCGTCTTCTGTACAAACGTTTAACGGTTTGTGACGTTGGACGTTTGCACAATAGGAAAGGCGAAAAAAGGCGACTAGAACAGAATGAAAGGAAGTATGAATAATGTACGGCATTTATGTTTTTGAAATCAACGAAAACGGAACAAAAGGAATAGAAAAGACAATAACGGACAACATGAACAAAGTAAATTCTATCATGTCCGACGAAAGTAAAAAATACTTTGCTTCACATAACCTGCATGTGAACATTGTTCACAATGGAAAATCAATATTTGAAATGTAATGAAAGGAGTATAAAACAATGGAAAATATCACCGTGGACATCCTGAGCAAGGAGGAAATCAAAGCCATATCAAAGAACGGTGTGAAACTCACAAAAAACCTTGCTTCCCACATAAACAGAATAAACCGCATAAAAACGGCATTGGACGATGAAATCAAAGCGGTAAAAGAATACGTCAAGAAAGAATACGGTATCATCGACAATGCCGTTGTTACCGTTGAGAATCGTCCAACGGACACATTCAACAAGGCGGACTTTATTGCGGTATACGGTGAAGACGAATATAAACGGTTTGTTGAGAAAAAAGACAAGTACTTTGTTACGTTCCATGGTTAAAAGTCGCATTCGCCTTTCCTATTGTGCAAACGCACAACAAAAAAAGAAAGGAAGTATAGAACCATGAAAAAGACGTTGAAGGCAATGCGTGAAGACAAGTTACACACTTCCGCATTCATTCCCCATGGAAACGGAAAGCTTATTGATTATGACAATCCGGAAACGGGCGAGCGTTTCCGTTATGCTCAAATCAATACAAGAGCGTTACAGGATTGCCCGTTTGCATCGGAAGGATGTAAAGCAATTTGCTATGCGACAAAGGGAAACCACATTTTCAAAAGTGTGAAAGAATCACGTCAACGTTCCTATGAGGAAACAAAGCGTTCCGATTATGTGGAGGCAATGACGTATACTATCCGTACGGAAAAAGAATCTTCCCGTTTCCGCAATGCTACAATGCTTGTACGTGTTCATGAATCGGGCGACTTTTACTCAATTCAGTATTTGCGGAAAAACTTAAGGATATGGGCATCGTTCACGCTTTCCGATAATGTACAGTTTAAATTCTACACAAAGTCTTTCCCGTTTTTCCTCATGTTGACAGAGGAAGAAAAAAATCTGCTTCGTTATCTGATGTATGCGGGCATAGTCGTTATGAATCTTTCCCTTGACGATACGACATCAAAAGAACAATGGAAAGCGTACCACAGAATGCGGAAAGAGTTTCCGAACGCAAACACGTATTATGCAACGGAAAAGGCAAACGACGTCGAACATGACAACGTTTGTGATTGTGCAAATTGTGCGAAATGTGGAGTATGCAATAACGGAACAGGAAGTATTACCGTTGTTGTGATTCATTCCGCAAGCAATGCGGACATGGACAAATACAGGAAAGCAAAAAATGAGCGGGCATAATGCCCGCTCCATATGGAAGAAAGGAAGTGTTACAAATGAGTTTATACGACGTTTGGGCGGACAGAGAAACAGAAAACGCAATTGTAATAACGTTCCGCAATTGGACAGAAATTGTGCTGTATGATTCCCGTAAAACATTGTTCGATATCCCGCTCGAATTGGCAGGATATCCGATTGAAAGCGTAACTGTTGACGACGATTTGACTATCATTGAAATTTGAAAGGAAGTGTAACCAATGAAGTACTACTACAACAACGAAACAGATACCATTGAATCTATCGACGTTATCCGCTCAGACTATTACGAATTGTTCAACGATGAATACGAAACATTCGACGATTATCTTTCCGCTTGCATGACGTACAATAACGGAGTACTTACCGACGTTACCGAAAAACTCCGCTCCGTAAAACGAGAGTTAAACAAAACTCTTTTGCTCGCAAGGGTTTACAGTTACGAAGAATACGAAGAAGAAATTGTCCGCCTACTTGCGGATATGGATATGCTCAGTAAATACGTACGGGAGCGGGAATAATCCCGCTCCGCTCATTATGAAAGGAAGTGTTACAAATGACGTACAGACAGTTATACGACTTCGCCGTCGGTCAAATTGAATGGTACAAAAAACAGATAGACTTCGAAAAAGAACAGATAGAATTCTGTAACAGACAGATTCGACAGTCAAGAAAGGAAGACAGAGAATTACAGAAATTCGCTCTTTCTGACCGTCCGAATGATCCCATGGTGTTGCGGATTTACGGACAGGATTACGTCGGGCACGAAACCCGAAAGTATATTAACGAACGTGCCCGACGTTATCGGGCGATAAAGCACAACAGAAAAATGATTGAACACTTCCGGCGGGAGGCGGAAGAATTCGGAAAACATATCGGATGACATAGGCACACGACAGGCGAAACCCGCTCCGCTCGCCTGTCGCAGCTGTTGCCATCGCAACAGAGAAAGGAAGTAAAACCATGAACACTAAAACCATCACACTTGACGGCGAGCGTATCACCGTTGAACGCTTCGGGCAGGATGATTACTGCATTGCCTTTGATGAAGCGGATTGTTCCGTACGGGGCACAATGCTTGACATTGTCCGCTCCTTTGCCGAATGGCAGTTTTCCGTAATGGCTGAACCTGCTGTATCCTTTGAACATGGCGACCAAACCATATCCAATCCATGGATAGATACATCAGCCCGCTTCCCGTTGACGTCGACACAGGCTTCCGATACCTACGGGCTTGAAAACCTGCTACAGTTTATCATGGATGCCGTCGAATTGCTCCGCCCGAACGATTGAAAGGAAGTGATAGAATGAACCGCTCCTATCCGTATAAGATTACGCTCCGCCTTTATAGCGGGATGCGTGAAACCCATTACATTGAAGCCTCAAATTACAGGGACGCCTTCGACAAGGCACACAGGTTTTCAAACCCGATTGCCATGAGCGGACACGACGGCGTACAGTTTATCGATGTCCTCCGCCTTACCCGCTCCTACTGCTCCGACAACCATATCACATTTGAGTAAAGGAGGGAATACCATGACCGTTAACGACATGCCTATCTCCTGCCCGTTTGTTGTCATCAGTAAAGATGATACTATCCTGCACGTTTTCGACGGTACAGAATCCGGTGACATTGCTCCGGATGTCGCTATCCGCTCCGTTATCAACATCAGCACGAAAGGCAATTACCTTGTGCTGACCGTCGATTAACCCGCTACAGGCGGAGGATACCGCCAGGTCACCCTCCGCCCGCTCCGTTTTTCCCTCTTGTATTACGTCGTCTTTTGTGATATAATAAGAGTAAGCTTAAAGAAAGGAGTCCCCATTATGCAGGCTTTCACTTCCGCTAACACGAGCGTAAACCGTGCGAAGCTTCCCGCCGTCTATGGAAAAGCGAAGCTTTCCCGCACTACACCTTTTGTAGTTGACTTCGGATGCGGAAAATACACCGAGCACATCCGCTCCGCTCTTGACATGCAGAATAAGATCCTGTACCCGTACGACCCGTACAACCAACCCGATGCCGTTAACCTGCACACTCTTGACTTCGTTCGGTGGGCAATGAACAAGCGTATTGAAATTGACCTTGTCTGCTCAAACGTCCTGAATGTGATTGACTCGGAAGGTGAAATCTCCCGTATCTGTCATTACATCGAAGGAGTCACTTCCGCCACAGGCGGGACGGCATTCGTGACCGTCTACGAAGGCGACCGCTCCGGTATCGGTCGTCAAACAGGAAAAGACTCCTATCAGCGGAACGCTCCGCTCCGTGACTATCTCCGGTTCTTCCATAACGCAACTATTCGCAACGGCATGATTATCGTAAAAGGAGGAAACTAACATGGCTATCAAATCGCTCACCGTCAACACTGACCGCTCCGTTACCCTCGTCACCGACACAGGGGACATCCTCTCGATGTCCTCCGCCTTGGCGGGAGTCCTGCGGGAGCAGCTCGCAAAGCATGACGTTCGTGACGCTATCCGCTACGCCTGCGAGGACTTCGACGGCGATAGCATATCCCTCGGCTCGCTCGACATGACGGAAGAAGAATTTTATAGCGAAGTCTTCTCCCGCTTCGAGGAAGAAATAGAATATGGAAACTACCCGACACAGGACGACATCGAGGACGCCGTCCTCGACACTGCGGAAGACTACGGTATCCGCATTGACGATTGAAAGGAGGAACACACATGAAACGCATTGTTCCCACCGACCAGGTCGTCTATGACCACGACTTCCCCTACGACTGGCAGGACTGGGACTACCCGCAGTCCCTCCTCCAGTCCACCCTATACAGTCCCGACGACCCGAACCTCACCGACGACGACCACGTCCTCGTCATGGACTACGACGGGTTCATCGAGTTCTTCCCCGAATGGAATGCCCTGTACCGTGAGGAAGCGGACGAAGACTGGTACAAAGACGACGAAGGTGCAAAGTACCTGCCCTACCACATCGGCAGGACTGTCAGTCCGATAAAGGAGGTGCTGATATGATTCCAGTCCTGTTCATCAACTGCTCCGGTGAGCCGTTCGTCGAAGAGATTATGGCTCACCTCAAGCAGTACGAAACCCGTACCCGCAATACGCTCAAGAGTCTGCTCTCTTGGGCGTTGGGTGAGCGGATCCTTATAGCGGAAACCGGACACGGTCGCCCGCTCGTCCGGTGTTCCGCAGTCATCGACCAGGTCGTCGAAGTCCGTGACCGCAAGACATGGGAGGAATACCTCGAATCCACATGGATTCCGCTCGGAAGTAAGTACGATTGGAAACCCGATACCAAGGTGAAGTACCTGTACCATCTGACGGATGTCCGTCCTGTGGCTGCTCCGTTCCGTCTTCCGCAGTCGTGCCGGAGGCATGGCCGAGTATGGGCAGAATATGAATGGGGGTCTGCATTATGAATACTACATTTGAACAAGTCCGCTCTTTCTTCGATGCCTGTAAAGCTTACTGGATTCGTCAAGGAGATCCCGAACATGTTGCATCATCCAAGGCCTTTTGGTGGGACTGCGTCGAATGTTGGAACTTCGACAATTCATGGAACGATGCAAAGCGTGAATTCGCTTCCATCTTCAACTACCGCCAGGGCGACACCGTTCCCTCCGCCGACATTGTCGAGCGTGGTTGGGGTTGACTGTTACGTTAACTTGTGGTATAATATTGGCATAAGATGAAAGGAGGGTTATCCCTATGGCAAGCAAACTGACGAACATTACCTATGAAAACACAGGTGGTGGTGTGATGTGCTTCTCTGCCCTGTACAATGACAGGTATTGGGTGTTTGGTTCAACATCCGGAACGGCATCTGCATACTCCGTTGACCCTATGTCAGACGAACATTGGGAAGACTTCATGGATTATGAGATTAAAGATGCAACCGAATTCCCTACATGGCGTGAGGTTATCGAAGCACTTCGTGGATCTGATGCATGGGAGTTTTATGGTAGAATGTATGGTGACCCGAACTATGTTGAAAATGAAGCAATATACTTTCAAGAAGACTTGGATAGACCTGTCAACATTGAAATTTAATAAGGAGGTATCACCATGGATACTGTTACTGAAGAAACTCGTTTCGTTGGTCGCTCCGGTTGCGATATCGTCATCCATCGCTATGGTGTTGACGACTACTCTGCATGGATAACGGACGACGTTACCAAAGATGACCATGGTTGTTCCGTTCGTGGTTCGCTCATCGACATCATGGAAGAAATCCGTGACGAACTTCCCGACATCATGTTAAAGGAGGAACAGTAATATGGATAGCATCAGAACATACAGCGTAGGCAGTGGCGAGATTACCCTCACCGCACAGGATGCGGAAGAACTCCGTCGGCTGCTTCAGTTCGAGTACATCGAACATTGTGTCAATGAAGCCATTGACGCAGACCCTTCATTCTTCCGGTTCACATCCGAGCACAACCGTCCTGCTTTTGTCCGCAAGATTGCGGAGCGGTACGGTGACCTGGTTGACATGGAAGGCGGATACTTCGAGTGCCTTGACGAAGATATAACCTACGTCGCATCCCGTGTTGGCGTGACAAATGCAGACGATGCCATCGACGACACTGAATTCAGCGGATTTTGGGAGGAGTGATGCCTATGCTCCGCATTCAACCGAAAGCATACCGTACGCCGTCCGGCTCGGTATACACTCCGTTCCTCCGCCTTGCTGAACGTCCGCACCTGCTCATTGCAGGTGCGACGGGAAGCGGTAAGTCCGTAGCACTGAACGGGATCATCTACTCACTGCTCATCAAAGAGTCCCCGTTCCGGTGTCAGTTCGTCCTGATTGACCCGAAGAAGGTGGAACTGGTTCAGTACCGTTCCCTTCCGCATGTCGCAGGATATGCCTCTGAACATCCGGACATCATCCGCTCGCTTCGGTGGGTCGTGGATGAAACCGACCGCAGGTTCTCCGTCATGCAGAAACAAGGTGTCCGTGAGTTCGACGGCCCGCATCTGTACGTTGTCATCGACGAACTGGCTGACCTTATGGTGTCCATCAAAAAGGAAACGCTCCCGCTCCTTCAGCGGATAGCACAGATTGGACGGGCTGCCAGGGTTCACCTTATCGCTTGCAGTCAGAACATCATGGCACAGACCATCCCGACCGTCCTGCGGTGCAACTTCAGTACCATCCTCGGACTCCGCACATGCAATGCACAACAGTCCCGCTTCCTTATCTCAACGAATGGATGCGAGCTGCTCCCCGACCCCAAAGCTGAAGGCAAAGGCTACGGGTTCATCCGTGACGGGGCAGACCTTCAGAAGATACTCATCTACAAGTATCCCGATGCCGACATCAACGCCGTCATCCGCTACTGGACTTCCTCACAGTGCATCGCAGTCTGATTTATTTCTTGTAAATTACGTCAACTTATGGTATAATATACACGTAAAGAAAAGAAGGAGGTTATCCCCATGACAAAGGCTGAACTGATTGAGCGTATCGTAGACGCAATGATTGACCCGTGGACTGACAACCCCGACGACTATCTTGATTCAACTCCCATCGACATTTACGGAGCGATGGATCTTTACAATCAGATTCGCTTCGATGAAGCCTCGGCAGACCTTGAACCCGACGAGCGGATGCCGGAAGAGGCGACGCCCGCATTGGTGATGGAAGCATATAACTGCCTCATTCGTGCACGGAAGCACGAAGCCAGGGTCGCCCGCCTTGCTGAATTCATTACCGATAACGACTGCGTATGCGAGTACGCAAACTACTACTACCCCACACACGACGACGCCGTGGATATTATTCCGACAGACTTCATCACTGGAACAGATAAGTTCCCGTTTGCCATGCATGGCAACAATACCGCAAGCGTTCTTGACATGCTGTTCATCGGGAAAAACAGTGCCGAAGCAGGAACATTCGACCCGAACCTTGAGTACTGTTGGTTCGATGCTGACAAAATGATTCTGCATAGCACGGACGCTCCGTTCTCCGACGGGACGCTTGACGCAGAGGCATTCGCTGCCTTCGCCCTCGACGACGCAGAAACCCTCGGCTACTTCCTTGACGGTGTGATGGACGACAACGATATCAAATACGTATTCGGATGCACAAAGGAGGAACTCATCAATGAATAATCGTGAAGAAAGAATTTCCGCCCTGGTTGACCGTGCCATGGAAGAACGCACCATGCGACTGCACGAAGTCATCGAACGTGAAAACCTCACCGAGTACGAACTCGGTTATGAAGACATCCTGTATGCTGACGACCTCAACAACG